GTAATTCTGACCTATAAGTAGTTAATCCAGCAGTGGATTTAGGCATAGTATTGCCTACTTTTAACAACTCTGTTAATTGTCTTCCTATTCCTACACTTCCACCTCCTTTTGCTTGTGCATTAGTTGAATACAAATTATTTAATGTTTGTATTCTTTTTAATTCAGCCCGTAATAATTGACGAGATGCGTTTTCACTAGCTGTTAAAGCAGTTGTAAATTGACGAGATTTAACATCTGCATTACTAGCAATTCTATTAAAATTGGATAATTGATTATTTAAACTACTTATTGATTTTCCAAAACCACTGACTTTTCCTGCTTCTCCATATTTTTTAAGTAAATCAGTTAAAGATTGTTTTGCTGCTTTTAAAATCTCTGGAGATCTTTTATCAAAAAGAGTTGGTATTGGTTGTATGTTTTTTGCTATTCTATTTATTTGATTTAATCTATCGGCTATTGCATCAACTTGTTTTGTTCCATTAACTCGTAAATCTATAACCGCCGAAACATTAGCCATTTATTTAAAACCAATATTGATAGTTTACCTACGTCTTCGAGCTTTTTGCATTTCTTTCTCCTGATCTTCATTCAATACTTGAAAATAAGCAGACCATCCCAATATTTCTTCTATTGTCATCTGACGTATTTCACCTAAAGTCTTACCCAACTCTTTCGCAACTCCAAACTGAAGCATTAATAAATTATCTTTTCGCAACTCCACACTTAGCCTTTTGGGTCGATAGGTTCCTCGTCATCTTGCAATACAAGAAGCATTAGCTTTTGTAAATCAGAATCTTTAAGTTCATTTTTTAAAACATCAATATCTCCTGATTGAAAACATTTTTGATTTCCTCCATCTTCATACGCTTTATTAATTAATAAACGCAAAGCAAAATCATTAGCATCATCATTATCACTTTCCTTTTGAGCTTGTGCTCTTTCAGCCATTGTTAACGGTGA